ATTGAGGCAGACGCATTCATCAAGAAATTGATCGAGGGAACCTACCTCAAGAACGGCGACCCGCTTTTGTATTGCCGTAAGCGCCTGATGGAAACGAAGGGCCGCTCCGACATCCAAAGCCGCGCGGAACTGCTGTTCAAGACATGGAACGCTTATCGCCGCGAAGAGCGAGTTGAGCGCATCATCGTCAACGGCAAGACACTCCCCAAGTTGGAGGCGTGACCGTGGAAACTGCCGCCATTGAAACTAGGCTGATTATCATTCGGCAAGACGCCAGGAAGGTGGACGACGCCACGGTGAAGGCGCTTGCCGCCAGCATCGCAGAGATCGGCATCATCAACCCTCTTCGTGTCCGTCCGTCGCGCGGCTTTGTCGATGGCGTGCAGTCTGACGTTTACGAAGTCATTGCAGGCGTTCACCGTCTGAAGGCTGCTCGCAAGGCCGGCCTTGAAGCAGTCCCGTGTGTCATCGTTGATGACGACGACCTGCACGCCGAACTGGCGATGATTGACGAGAACCTGTGCCGCGCTGAACTGTCCCCAGCCGACAGGGCAGCACAGACGGCGCGGCGCAAGGCCATCTATCTGGAATTGCATCCTGAGACTGCGCAGCACGTTGCTGGTGGGTTGGCTAGGCAGGGGGCAGCAGACGACAACTTGTCGTTTGCTGCTGCCACTGCTGCCGTCATCGGCAAGACGGAACGCACTGTTCAGCGAGACGCAGAGCGCGGCGAAAAGATTAGCGACCGCGCACTGGCCTTGGTTCGCGGCTCGCGCCTCGACACCGGCGAATACCTCGACAAGCTGAAAAAGCTGCCGCACGACGAACAGGTGGCAAAAGTTCAACGGGACCGGACGCAGCCAGTCCAAGCCCGCAAGCCCGTCAAGATTGCTGACGACCCGCTGTCAGACATGGAGAGCCAGGAACGGCAGGTTGCCGCCCTGATGGCAGCTTGGAACCGCGCATCCCCTGACGCCCGCCAAGAGTTTCTGCAACGCATTGACGCGCCTGTGTTCGATGCAGGCGCAGCATGACTTTCACCCTTCCCCCCGCTGCTTTCCTCCCTGTGCGGCGGGCAACTGCCGGGGCTTCGGCCTCGGCCTTTTATTCCAATGTGAGTGACCCATGACAGGACCAATTCGACCGATACGCATTGAAGGCGACGTTGCATATGTGACGTTGACGCAAGGATATGAAGCCATCATCGACGCCGCCGATGTGCCGCTTGTTGAGGGGTTTAATTGGTGCGCCGTATGCCCCGGCCGAAAATTTTATGCAGCGCGGGGCAAGAAAGTAAACGGCAAAATAAAGCAGATACTCATGCACCGCGTGATTATGAATACCCCAAACAAAATGGAGACAGACCATATCAATGGCGACGGCTTAGATAATAGGCGGGTCAACTTGCGGGTTGCTACCACTTCTCAAAACCAAATGAACAGAGGAGCGCCGGCAACCAACACTAGCGGTTTTAAGGGTGTCGCGTGGTATGAAAGAGACAAAAAATGGCGCGCGCAAATTACGAATAACGGTTCTCGATGGTGGCTTGGCGATTTCGACACGCCAGAAGCCGCCCATTCCGCATATGTTGCCGCAAGCGAATTGCTGCACGGTGAATTTGCGAGGGCAGCATGAGCCTCGCAGACCACATCCCAACAGCCGCAGACCATGCAGCCCGTCGCGCTAGAATGGGCCTTGCACCAGCAGCCAGCAGCCCGGTTTTCATTCCGCGCGAACCGGCCAAAAAACCGGACATGGTTGCGGCAAAGCCAGCACCGCCCGCGCCCTTGGTTGACACGATTATCGCGAAATATCTTTACGTTTCAACGCCTCAAGGCCCCGTTGGGATGGCCGAAACCAAACAGCTTGTAGCGGCCATTGCCAAGCGCCACGGCGTGACGTTTGCCGACATTATGGGACCATGCCGGAGGGCTAAAATCGTGGCCGCTCGGTTCGAGGCTATCGTTGCTGTTGCGCAGGTTCGGTATGCGTGGAGCCTGCCCCAGCTTGGCCGGTTCTTCGGCGACCGCGACCACACCACAATCCTGCACGCCATGAGAACAATGGCCGTCAAAACAGGCGAGACCATTCGCGGTTATACGCCAGAAGCGGCGGCGGACGTGCTCGACCGGCAGCGCGATAAGAACCGCGACGCAATCAAGACCTACCGCAGCAAGCGCGGGTCTGTCGCGACATGATAACCGTCACTCTCGGCTGGCCATCCCGCGCCTTATCCCCCAACGCCAGAACCCATTGGGCAACGCTGGCAAGGGCGAAGAAGGCTGCGCGAGAGGAAGGGTTCTACGCAGCCCGTGCGGCTGGCGTGCTTGCTGGCGTGTCGTCTGTCAGCATCCAGGTAACGTTCATCCCGCCCGATGCCCGCCGCCGCGATCTGGACAACCTCATCGCTTCAATCAAGCCGCACCTCGACGGCATATCAGACGCTATCGGAATCGACGATAGCCGCTGGATCTGGGCCGCACCTGTCATGGCCAAGCCTGAAAAGCCGGGCCGCGTCGTCGTCACTCTCACGCCTGTTGAGGTGGTGGCATGAGCATCGCCGTTGCCGTCAAGCACATGATCGCCGCTGGCATGTCGCCGGAAGCCATTGTTGCGGCTGTTGCCGAAATGGAAGCCGCTGCGCAGCCGGTGCGGTCGAACGGTGCGGTGCGGCAAGAGCGTTACAGGGCCAGAAGATTGCCAGCGCGCGAATGGGAGCCGCTCCGCCTTAAGGTCTTTGCGCGTGACGGTTTCCGATGCACCTACTGCGGCGACGCAGAAGGCCCGTTTGAATGCGATCATGTGGTGCCGACATCGCGCGGCGGGTGCAACGATGAAACGAACCTGACAACGGCCTGCAAGCCCTGCAACGCTTCAAAGAAAGACAAGCTTGTTGAGGAGTGGCTTGTATGAGCATTGCCACCCTCATCCGTGCCATGTCTGCCGCTGGCGCTTCGCCGGAAGCAATTGCTATTGCCGTTGAGGCTATCGAGGCCGCAAGCGCAGTTGATGCAAGCCGCCGCGCCTCACAGGCAGCACGTAAGCAGCGTCAACGTGACCGGATGCGGGACAGTCACGGGACAGTCACGGGACAGTCACGGGACACCCCTTCCTCCCCCCTTGTTCCCCCCTCTCTTTCCCCCACACCCCCTATCTCACCCCCCTATAATCCCCCCACCAACCCCGATGCTACGCTAAAAGGCGCAAGCGCGAACGGCCTCGACAAGCTTGAGGACCAATGCAGGCAAGCCGCAGGATGCGAGAACAGCACCTCGCCAAGCCTGTTTGACCTGTCGCCCATTCGTCGCTGCCTTGCCGGTGGTGCGTCCCTCGAAATGGACATTCTGCCAACGCTTCGGGCTATGAGCGCCCGCCGAAAGCCAATCGCGTCGTGGAAATACGCCGAACAAGCCATCATGGATGCCAAAGCCAGCCGGGAGGCCCCTGCAATGGCTGGCAACGTGACAATCCCCCAGCCACGAGGTCAGCCGCCACCTGCCAAGGTCAGCAATAACCGCCGCATCCTCGACGCACTCAACGCCATGGAACCGCACGATGTCACCAACTACGCCAGCCACGACGGACCAGTGCAAGTTAGCACTTCGCGCCCTGTTCTCGACGTTCTCCACGGGCGACAAGGGCGAACCGGCTGAGATAATCGCCACCTACCTGATTGCCTGTTCCGGCTATCCGCTGCGGGCCATTGAGCAGGCTGTCATTCGTTTCATTCGTGGCGAGGTCGATGCCCACGATGGCCGATTTGTGCCGACATCGGCAGAGTTGAGCCGGGAGATATCCAGGTGCTTCACGTCGATGCTTCCGCCACCAGCGCCGAGGGCGGTCTGGCTTCCGTCACCTGAACGCCAAGAGCCAACAGAAGCCAGCAAGGTGAATGTGCGGGCGAGGCTTGAACAATTGAAACAGCAAATCGCCGAACGCCAAATGAAGGAAGCGACATGAGCGACCACAGTACCAACGAAATGAAAATCTCAGGCTTCGGGCTGGGCGCATGTGCGAACGGTTTCATCATCACCGTGACGTTTGCCGACGCTGAGTGTGAGATCGAAGAGAACTTTATCGCGACCGACAAAAACCACCTGTCAACACTCGTTAGCGGGTTTATCAGCCGCATCAATGCACCGACACAGCCCCTGAAAATCATCAGCAAGGAGACCCGGCAATGAGCACTCGCATGGACATCAAATCATGGCGCAAGAGCCGCAACGGCAAGGCATACGCCATCCGCATCGGCAGCACATGGACGAATGACAAGGGCGTCACCTACCTTGAGTTCGACGCCCTGCCATTGCCAGACGAGCAAGGCCGCGTGTCGTGTTTCCTTGAAGAGCCTCGCGAACGGGCAGAGGCAGGCACACAGGGCTTTGCGCGTCAGATGGCACCGGAGCCAGCCGGCGCGAAGCCGATCCCGCTCGGTGGGGACAGCATTCCGTTCTGAACCATGCGCCGCGTCATCGTCATCACCAACGGCAAGGAAAGTCACATCATGGCTCAGTTTGGACGTAAGAGAAAAACAGATGTCGAGCGCATGCCTGGTGGCCGGATTGCCAAGGCTGACAGGGGCGAGACGGTGGAGCAGATCAAATCCACCGTCATCGCTCAACGCGTCAAGATGTGGGGCGCGACAATCGAGGACGCCAGCGACCAGCATTGGACCTGCCCGCTCGGTCAATGGCGGATGCAGGCCAAGCAAGCCCGTGATGACAGCCAAGGGCTATCGGCTGTCCAGTATGAGGCAATCAAGCGATACGTGACGGTTCGGCACCTGAACCGCGTTGCGCAGGGCTACGGCACCGAACACCCCAAAAGCATCTCGGGTGAAATGGTAAGCGGGTCTGGCGGCATTGGTTACGAGTATGACGACGACGAGGTGTTTCGCCGAATGAGGGAATACAATGGCGCTCGGTCCGCCCTGCTGGAATATGCGGGCAGGGGTGTCGAATATGTGCGTGTGGTCGAGGGGCTGGCACGGGATGAAACGCAACATCCGCACAGTCTGGGAACAGCGCGTGAAGCTGCTAACATCCTTGTGAGATATTTCGGGATGTGACTTGCGTTAAGGCGCGAATAAGGATAAGGGCATAAATGCAGGGTGCGGTTTTGTGCCTTAGCGTGTCAGCAATCCTTAGTCGGGGTTTTGACAACAGCCCGGTTCGGCGTCCTACCGCCACGGGCAACACAAGCCGGGTGGATTGCCTAGATGGCAACGCCCGGCTTGATTGTTTTCAGGAAGGGCAATAAGTGCGGCACCCGCAAGAAGATGCAATGATGGCCGCACAGGCTGCGCTAGAAGCAGCCGGGTTCAAGGTCGCTGAGTTCATCAGGGCCGAAGGCCATGACGACGAGGACACTACGGTTGTCGTCAAGCTTATCGGCAGCATCTTCGAGGACATCCCGCGAGCCGTTGGCATTGTCAACGCGCACTGCAGTGCATTCTTTGATGACGCCGACATCAAGGTGCAGTTGGTGGATCGAGGCGGCTGGTTCGTGCAGAAGATGCGCCGCCCCATAGTTTCGTAATCAGCCCTTCGGTTTCCGCCCGCGTCTCTTGACCGGCTGCACACCGATAGCAGCCTGCATTCGTGCCATCAGTTCAGCGGCAGCATTCGCAGCGCCTCGGCGTTCGGCGGCTTCTATCTCGGCGGCTAGTGCAGTGCGAAGCTGTTCAAGGGCTTTATCAACGGCGTTCATTCATCACCTCCAAAGGGCGATGACACAAGCACACACAAGCGAAAGTGACAAGCCATGAAGCCCTGCCCCGGATGCCCCAACCCTAAAGCCTGCGCAAAGGCTGGACGCTGTATGAAGCCAAAGGCCAGCAAGCCAGCGATGAAGCCGGCGATGAAAGCCAAGAAGGGCTATTGAGGCTGACATGACTGACGAGCCGTCTGGAAACAGGAAAACACAGTTCGAGAAAGAACGGTTCGTTCAGATCATCGCTGACGGTGGAACATGGGCGAGCGCATCCGCGTGGTTGGGCATTTCATCGTTCACGTTTAGCAAGTGGTTGCGTGAAGATGACGACCTCGCAAAGCAATACGCGCACGCACGCGAGGCTCAAGGCGACATCTACGCCGACCGCGTGGTTGATACCGCGATGGACCCAACGATTGACCCGGCTGTTGCGCGCGTTCGGATTGACGCCCTGAAATGGGCAGCCGGCAAACGCAAGCCAAAGGTTTACGGCGACAAGGTGACGACTGAGCACAGCGGGCCGGGTGGTGGCGACATCATCATCCGCGCAACCATCGGCGGCACAATTGCCAACAACGACGGTTGAACTCAAGTTCGTCGCGCGTGACCAATTCCTGCCCTATCTGAACCGCGATAAGCGCTGGTCATGTGTCGTTGCCCATCGAAGGGCTGGCAAGACTGTCGCTTGCATCATGGATCTGATCGTCAAGGCGATTGCTCACAAGGGCAGGGAGCCTCGGTTCGCCTACATCGCGCCGACTTACACCCAAGCCAAGGACGTGGCCTGGTCCTATCTGAAGGAATACACGGCCAGCATTCCCGGCATTGAAAAGTCGGAGACTGAGCTGAGCGTGACGTTTCCCCACAACGGCGCACGCATCAGGCTCTACGGTGCCGACAATTACGACCGGCTGCGTGGTCTGTATCTGGACGGCGCTATCATCGACGAAGCTGGCGACATCGACCCGCGTGCGTGGTCTGAGGTTATCAGGCCGGCATTGTCTGACCGCAAGGGCTGGGCCACGTTTATCGGCACGCCAAAGGGCCGCAACGAGTTTTACGCCATCCATGAGCAGGCCGAGAAGTCTGACGATTGGTTCAGCGCTAAGCTGAAGGCAAGCCAGACGAACATCATCAACCACGACGAGTTGATGGATGCTCAACGGTCGATGACGATTGAGGCTTATCAGCAAGAATATGAATGCAGCTTCGAGGCTGCAACCCGTGGCGCGTTTTACGCCAAGGACATTTCACAAGCTGAGAACGAAGGACGCATCGGTCGCGTGCCTTACGATAAAGCGGCTGACGTGTTCGCTGCATGGGATCTGGGCCTAGCTGACCATACTGCCATCTGGATCGGGCAGGTTGTCGGCAAGGAGTGGCACTGGATCGGCTATTACGAAAACACCGGGCAAGCGCTCGACCACTACGCCGACTGGATCAAGGCGCTACCGTATGCGGTGCATCTGAACCTGTTGCCGCACGATGCCGAAGCGCGTGAACTACAGACTGGCAAGAGCCGGCTGTCGTATCTTGAGGGACGCGGGCTTGTCTGCCGTGTGGTGCCTCGTGCGCCGGTTGAGGATGGCATCAACGCCATTCGGATGCGCTTTAGCCGCATGTGGTTCGATAAGGACAAGTGCGAACGCGGCATTGATTGCCTGCGCATGTATCGCGCCGAGTATGACGACAAGAACCAGGTTCTAAAGACGCGCCCGCTGCATGATTGGGCCTCACACGGGGCTGATGCCATGCGGACGGGCGTGATGGGCTTTGACGAAGAGCCAGCCTCCAAGGCTTGGAAATTCACGGCACGGAAGGTGATCTAACCCATGGCTGAAAAGGACATTCCCAGCCGTGTGCGTGCTTTGGTGCGTGATTGCGAGGATTACCGGGACGAGCGGTCACAGGACCGGCTCAAGGCAATGGCGTTCTATGATGGCGACCCAGAAGCGGTCCCATTCCAGAAGAACCGTTCGTCTGTCGTCACCCGTGACGTTCGCGCTGCCATCAAGAAGGTGTTGCCTGCTATCACGCGGGTTATCCTCGGCGGCGATAAGGTTGTGGAATATCAACCCGTAGGCCAGAACGACGAACAGACAGCCCAGCAGGCCAGCGATTACGTCAACCTGGTTATCATGGACGAATGCGGCGTTCGTCAGGCCATTCATGACGCGGTGATGGATGCGCTGAAGCTGCGCAACGGCATCCTGCACTGGTACGTTGACACCAAGATTGAGATTAAGACGAGCGAGCACAGCGGCCTTGACGAAATGGCCTTTGCCCAGCTTGTCGAGCCTGATGACGTTGAGGTGCTGGAACACAGCGCACGGCAAGAGATGATTGACGGGCCGCAAGGCCAAGTGCCGATTACGGTTCACGATGTCAAAATCCGCCGCAAGTCCACCAAGAAGAACATTCGCGTTGCCGCTCGCCCGCCTGAAGAGTTCCTGATCCACTCCGACGCAGTGACGCTTGAAGATAGCCCCATCGTCGGCGTCAAGACCAAGATGCGCCGCACTGATCTGGTCGCAATGGGCTACGATGCAAAGCGCATCCGTGAACTGCCTATTTCCGAAGGCGACGAAAGCGCGGAGGAGTTCGAACGGCTTGAACGGCGCGATGTCATCGAAGGCCGCGACGGTGACGACCTGCACTGGACCACGCAGGAGATCGACTACTACGAACTGTATGTTCGGATTGATCAGGATGATGATGGCATCGCTGAACTGCGGCGCATTGTCTATGCCGGCTCAATCTCAGCCGAGAACGAACTTGAAAACGACGAATGCGATGAAGTGCCGTTCGCGTCGATTGTCTGCGAACGCCAGCCCCACCAGTGGGAAGGCGTGGCAATCTCGGATGATCTGATCGAGCTTCAGCGCATCAAGACGGTACTGCTACGGAACACGCTTGATAACCTTTATTGGCAGAACAACCTACAGCCGGCCATTCAAGAGGGCGCGGTATCCAACCCCGAGGCGGTGCTTAATCCAGAGTTCGGCCTGCCCATTCGCATCAAGCAGGGCTTTAATGTCCGTGATGCGGTTCAGTATCAGATTGTCCCATTCGTCGCGAAAGAAAGCTTCTCGATGCTGGAATATCTGGACGCCGAAGCGGCTGACAGAACCGGCATCAATGACGCATCGAATGGCCTTGCGCCAGATGCTTTGCAGAACATGACGGCTAAAGCCTCTGCGATGATCGAGCAGGGCGGTGTGGCCCAAACCGAGATGATGGTTCGCACGATCGCGGACGGTCTCAGGGCCATGTTTCAGGGGCTTCTAAGGCTGGTCATTCGCCACCAGGATAAGCCCCGCACGGTCAAGCTGCGTGGCGAGTGGGTGGAGTTCGACCCGCGTCACTGGAACGCTGAAATGGACGCCTCGATCAATGTCGGTCTGGGTGCCGGCACTCGCGAACGTGACATGATGATGATGCAAATGATTATCGGGCTTCAGGAGCGGATTGTTGCCGCGCTTGGCCCTGACAATCCATTCGTCAAGCCTGAGAACGTCTATAACTCATTTGAAGAGCTTGTCCGCGCGGCTGGCATCAAGACGCCTGACCGGTTCGTGACTAATCCGGACCCGCAAGAAATTGCGCAACGTCTGGAAATGGCCCGCAACAAGCCAGACCCTGAGATGATTAAAGCCAACGCGGCGATGCAGGTTGAGCAGATGAAGGCTCAAATCGCAATGCAGGTGAAACAGGCTGACATGGAAGTTCAGACGAACAAGGAACGCGCCCAGATGGAGGCTGACCTTCGCGTGAAGGCGGCTGAAATGGAAAAGGACGCCATTGCGCGCCGTGAAGAGCTTGAAGCCGACGCGATCAAGGAAGAGCAAAAGGCCAACCTTGAGCGTGAAAAGATGGCTCAGGCCCGCGAGCTTAAATTACTTGAACTGGCACAGCAGCGTGAACTTGCAGTGATGTCGAGCGGTGTCGAACAGGCCGAAAGCGGCGTGCAACAGGTCATCGAAGCAATCCAGATGCTGACGAGCCAAATTGAGGGCCTCGGCGCACGCGATAGCGCACCCCGTCGCATTGTCCGTGATCCGGTGACGGGCGACATTGTGGGCGTCGAGGTTGACGGCGGTTCCGCAAGGCGTGTCGTGCGTGATCCTGCATCGGGTGACATCATCGGCGTGGAGACGATCCAGTGACCGTTTCACTCAAGCATGGTTTTAGCAGCGCAATTGCAGACGACCCGGCATCGGTAACGGCTGGCCATGTCCTGCCGTCTCACTGGAATGCCGAACACACGCTGACGGCTGCGGCGAATAGCGTTGTCGCCCGTGCTGCGGCGACTGGTGGCGCGGTGTCTGACGTGGCGCTGTCTGCCAGCCAATTGCTAGGGCGTGGCGCAACGGGCGACGTGGCTGCAATTACGCTCGGCACCGGGTTGAGCATGTCGGGTGCGACGCTCAATTCATCGGGCGTCCTGAACAACCTCACGGCGACAAGCGCACCGACTGTCAATGATGACAGCGGCGATGGCTATGCGGTCGGCTCGCGCTGGCTTTGGGCTGCCCGCGGGCTGGAGTGGGTTGCAGTTAGCGTTTCAAGTGGCGCGGCACGGTGGGTTATCAGCTTGGTTCGTGCGCTGGAAATGGGGCGCTCCCCGTCCAACATCGTGCTGTTCACTGACCTTGAAGGCGCGACGACCCTCGACAACGATTTCAAGTCAGGTGAATTTGTTTTTGGCGGCTTCGGCAGCACGCTTTCAATGCCATCGACAACAGATCAAGTGGCATCCAGCGCAAGGCGGTTAAGCGTAGCGTCGCTCGACACGGTGGGGCATATCGGCACGCACCACGAAAGCCACGGCCATCTTGTTCTCGGGTCTGGCGATTGGATTTACGGCGCGAGGGTGAACTATCGCCACCTGCCAAACTCGACTGACGAATTTACATCATGGTGCGGGTTTACATTCACGAACCAAATCCAGGGCATCCCATCTGACCAAGCCGACGCCTGCGCGTTCACGTTGCGCCTGACGAGCGGTTCAGCCGAGTTCGTTTCCGTCACGCGCAACAACAGCGGCACGGTTCAATCCAACGTCCTGACCACGCCGACAACTGGAACATGGATGGACCTGTTCATCTCGCTGCCATCGTCGGGCAATGCGCTGTTCTTTGTGAACGGCACGCAGGTCGCAAGCCATTCGACCAAGCCCCGAACGACTGTTGCCGTCCGGCCAACTGTCGTAATGCGCAAAGCGGCAGCGGGCGGCACTGCCACCCAAAGCGTTGACTTGGACATGCA